ACAACCTGCGCAAGAGCGCGGACGTCAGCGAGGACGATGTGACCACGGTGTATCCGACCGGTTATGTCCACCTGCCCAAGATCGACGCCGAGTTCATCCAGCAGCTCTGCGCCGAGCAACTGATCACCCGCCGCGACCGCAACGGTTTCCCGGTGCGCGAGTGGCAAAAGATGCGCGAGCGCAACGAAGCGCTCGATTGCTACGTTTACGCCCGGGCTGCCGCGTCGGCGGCAGGCCTGGACCGGTTTGAGGAGCGCCACTGGCGCGAACTCGAACGACAACTCGGGCTGGAGCGGCCACCGGACGAACCGCCCCCGATTCAAACCTACGACCCAGACGAGGCCACCAATGGACACAGAACCAGCGGTGGCCTCTCTGTTTCTGCAACCCCATCACGGCGGCGCGTCATTAAGAGCCGCTGGCTGTCCTGACATTGAGGAGTTTTCATGAGTCTTGCCACCCGTATTGAGAGCCTGGTCATCCGGGTCGCCCAGGAGTTCAACGACGTCCGCGCCACTGCCGGCAACCTGGCCAGCCTGTCGACGGTCGACAAGTCCAGCTTGGTGGCTGCGATCAATGAACTCAAGGCGGCCGTGCTCACCGCCACCGCCATCGATGACGCCCAAGTGGCGACCACTACCACCTACTCGTCGAACAAGATTGTCGCGCTACTCGATGCGTTGAAGGCCGACATCCTGGGCGGGGCAGACGCGGCCTACGACACATTGGTGGAAATCCAGCAGTTGCTGCAAAACGGCACCACGGGCCTGGACGCCATCCTGAGCGCGGTCAATCTGCGGGTGCGTTTTGATGCGGCACAGACGCTGACTGTGGCCGAGCAACTGCAGGCGCGTACCAACATCGGCGCGGTCGCCAGCACCGATGTCGGCAACACCGACACCGACTTCGTCGCCATCTTTGACGGAGCCTTGGTCTGATGAGCCTGGCCTCTGCCATCGCCGCTCTGGCCAGTCGTATCGGTTTTGAAGTCAAAACCAAGATCGATGCCAGTCACCCTGGAGTCGCCCGGGCTTGGGTCAGCTTTGGCTACGCCGGCGGGCAAGTGGTGATTGCGAGTTCCTACAACGTCGCCAGTGTCGTGCGCACCGCTGTGGGCCGCTACCGCATTCATTTCGCGGTGACGCTGCCTGATGCGAACTACTGCTGGACCGCCTTGGCACGCAGCAGCACTAACAGCGGCACTCAGCGTGTGGCCATCGTCCGATCGACCTCAGACCTCAAAACCGAACAGTTCGTCGACATCGCGTGCGGCACTGCCCAAGCGTCTTTTGACGATTCCACCGAAATCAACCTTGTGGTTTACCGCTGATGGCTTACACAGAATCCCAACTCCATGCGCTTGAAACGGCCTTGGCCAAGGGCGAGCGAAGGGTGAGTTTCGGTGACAAGACGGTCGAGTACCGCTCGATCGAGGAACTGACCGTGGCCATCCGTGAGGTCAAACGCGGTCTGGCACAGCAAGCTGCTGAAACCGGCCTGTGGCCGGGTGCCCCTCGCCAGATCCGGGTCACTACGACCAAGGGGTTCTGATGGCTTGGTATTCCAAATTCCGAACCCTGTTTGGCCAGCCACCGATCCACGATGCGGCAGGTCGTGGTCGCCGCTCGCTGGCATGGATGCCCGGCAACCCCGGGGTGGTGGCCGCGCTACTGGCCACCAGCAGCGACCTGCGTATCAAGAGCCGCGACCTGGTGCGACGCAATGCCTGGGCCCAGTCGGGCATCGAGGCCTTCGTTGCCAATGCAGTCGGCACCGGCATCAAGCCACAAAGCCTGGCCAGCGACGAGCGCTTCAAAACTGAGGTGCAGGCACTGTGGCGTGATTGGACTGCAGAGGCCGATGCCGCCGGTCAGACCGACTTCTACGGTCTGCAAGCGCTGGCATGTCGGGCCATGCTCGAAGGGGGCGAATGCTTTATTCGTTTGCGTCCTCGCCGGCCAGAGGATGGTTTGGTTGTGCCGCTGCAACTGCAGTTGCTCGAAGCAGAGCACCTACCGATCAGTCTCAACACCGAACTGCCCTCCGGCAACGTGGTGCGTGCCGGTATCGAGTTCGACAGTCTGGGGCGGCGCGTCGCCTATCACCTCTACAAATCCCATCCTGAAGACGGGCGGCTGGCGCCGATGTCCGGCCAGGGGGGCTTGGATACCGTGCGCATCGACGCCAAAGAGATCATCCATCTCTACCGCGTACTGCGCCCGGGCCAGATCCGGGGCGAACCTTGGCTGTCGCGCGCCCTGGTCAAGCTCAACGAACTCGACCAGTACGACGACGCAGAACTGGTCCGCAAAAAAACCGCAGCCATGTTCGCCGGGTTCGTCACGCGCCAGAACCCCGAGGACAACCTGATGGGCGAAGGCGCGGCCGACGCCAACGGGATCGCCTTGGCCGGTTTGGAGCCGGGCACGCTGCAGATCCTGGAG